GTCGATGTGCAAAATGCTATCTCGTGTATGCTTAGATTGCAGCAATGTTTGTCTGGTTATTTGCCATTAGAAGATGGATCATTCGAGACATTTTCAAATGATAGGTTGGAGATTTTAAAAGACATCATCGAACAAAGAGAAGGGCAGGTCGTAATTTGGTGTAGGTTTGTTGAGGACATAAACAGGATTCACGCCATGTTAGAGAGTGAATACGGCAAAGGATGTTCTGTTAAATATTACGGCGGCAATGTTTCAGAGCGCGGTGAAAGTTTGAGAAGGTTTCTTGCAAAAGATGCAAGATTCTTCACTGCCAATCCGGCAGCAGGCGGTGTCGGAATCAATATTCACGGCTCTGGATGTGAAACTGTAATTTATTACAGTAATTCATTTAACTTTGTTGAGCGAGTGCAAAGCGAAGATAGGACTCACAGACTAGGAACGTCTGTCAGTGTTAGTTATTTTGATATTGTAGCAAACAAAAGCATCGACAAGCACATCCTGAAAAGTTTGAAAGCAAAAAAGAGTGCATCAGATTATTCTTTGGATGAGATAAGAAAATCTTTAATGCAGCAATGATTAATGCTATAAAACGAAACCCGCAGACGTTGGCGCGTTTGCGGGTTTCTAACCTTTAACCGATAGGAGTCGGTCATGGCTAAAATTAACTTAACACAGCGTGAATTAAAGAAGCTAGTTTTTTATAATCCTGATACAGGTGTTTTTACATTACTTGCTAGAACGCCGGATATGTTTTCTGATGGCGATGGAAGATTTACGAAAGACAGCAAATGTAAATCTTGGAATACAAGATATGCCGGAAATGTCGCAGGATGTTTAGATCGTCACGGTCACGTTTATCTTAGATTAAACGATACAAGTTTTCCGGCGCATCGTCTTGCTTGGTTATACGTTTATGGTCGCTTACCTAAAAACGATATAGATCACATTGACGGAAACAGGTCGAATAACAAAATAGAAAATTTAAGAGAAGCGACACGCTCTCAAAATTTAATGAACAAAAAAGGAAACGGCAGAAACTTAAAAGGAGTTAGTTTGCATGTTTGCGGTAGATACGTTGCACAAATAGGAGCAAACAAAAAACATTATTACTTAGGTTTATTTGACACGAAAGAAGAAGCACACGCCGCATATTGCAAAGCCGCTAAAAAACTGCACGGCAAGTTTGCAAGATTAAAATAAGTTTCTAAACTTAATTCAAATTAATTAAGTTTGTATCACTGCATGATACAAGCGCGCTTTCGTGCGCCCCAAATCTATTGTCAACACCGGAGCGAATCACGCCCCGCGCCAGACTCAAAAACAAGCCTGTATACATACTTCAATTCTCGACTAATAGAATGTCAACATTAAAAGCGCTTCATTTTCAATGGTTTATGATTTTGGATTTTGAATAATTTAGTTTGCTTTCTATGGGCGAGTCGCGGTAATGTTATGTCACGCCGGAGCCTGCCGGAATTGACATAAACCAACAGGCCGCCGTTCGGGGTTAACAGCCCTACACTTTGAACCTGATTCACGCTGTGAAGCGTTTATCGTCCTGCAAGGGAACCGCGAGTAGCTAAAATGCAGCGCTGTGAAGCGCCGCATGGGCGAAAGGGAGGGAACGGTCGTAAACAGGCAAGCGCTTTGCGCGAAACAATCCAGCCTGTTTGCTTCACACCGGGATGCGCCGGGTTCGCTTTCAATTATGCGACTAGTTTTGACCTTGTGTGGTGACTCTTTGGAGACACAAGAAAGCAAAATGCGCCACAGTGATTTACTCTTATACGGCTTCGATTCCGTGAGACTGTGGTTTTGACGTTGGCGAAAACGTGCTGCCTCTTATGAGACGTTTCGCAAATGCAAATTAGTTTTGCAAAATCATCCTAGCTTCGACTGTGGTGCGCTTAACAGCCTTTGACCACATTGAAACGCGAACAAACAAACTTATCGGAAAAACAATTTAACAACATTGGCAGCGCGGCAATGTCGCGCTGTCGTTAGTTAATTTTCAAACGTGGAGCAACTAACATGAAACTAATTTACTGGATTGCAATTCCCACAGACGATGTTGAAGGTCTGGCGATTCGCGCAAAAACTAAAAAAGAACTTCTCGCAATACTTGAACACTGCAAACAAGTTGGATGCGTCACAACATTCGACCAACCAAAAAAGGTTGTCGCAGAATATGCAGACGGCTTCGATCTAATGATGCAATGCGTTGACGGTGTCACGCTTGCTAGCTTTGAATAACACAAACTTAAAATGCCGGAGAAAAATCATGCAATGGTTTGTCACTGGAATCACCGAAAATGTGCCGCAACAAAATGCAGCGCGTTTAATTTCAGAATACAAAAAGGGATCAGATCGTCGTATCGTTTTTGTTTCATATAATGACGATCAAAACAGCGGGCGCGTTGTTTACCTTATCAATCGGCCTTGGGTTCATGGGCAGTCACCGTGGAAAGGAAACTGATATGCAAAAGTTTTTCGTTCATGTTCGCGGTCAATATATCGCAACAGTTGAATCCACAATCGAACAAATCAAACAGAGCTTCCCTTACAGTGAAATAAACAAATCTGGAAGCGGTTGGCATGTAAACATATTTGCAATGCCTAAAAAGTAAATCAACTAACACAAACTTAAAATGCCGGAGAAAAATCATGCGCTATTACATCACCGAATCTTCGCGCAACAAAAAGACTGGCCCGATGCCTGTCGCAACATCATCGCGCAAAACTTGCCCCGATGCATGTCCTCTCAAAGGTAATGGCTGCTATGGCGACTCAATGCCGCTTGCAGGTAGGTGGAACGAAGTAACAGACGGTCGCCGTGGTTATGACATCGACGAGCTTGTTTCGCGCATGTCTGTTTATGTGCGTTCAAATGCTTTGTGGCGTTACGCACAAGCCGGTGACTTGCCGGGAGAAAGCAATCACATTGATGCAGACGATCTTAAAAAGATTGTTGACGCTAACAAGTCGCGCAATGGTCGCGGCTTTACGTTTACGCACAAACCCGTCGAAGATAACGCGCACAACGCTGCTGCTGTTGCACACGCAAACGCAAACGGCTTTACCATCAACTTGTCTGCTGACAATTTAGCAGAGGCTGATCGTCTTGCAGCGCTTAACATTGGCCCTGTTGTAACACTTGCTGCACATGACGCACCGGAAAAGTTTGCGACTCCAGATGGTCGCAAGGTTGTCGTTTGTCCTGCACAGTCACGAGATGATGTGCGGTGCATTGATTGCGGTTTATGCGCCATGCCAAACCGCGAAGCAATTATAGCGTTTCGCGCACATGCTAACGGTTGGCGCAAAGCGGAACAAGTTTGCGCTTCTTAATTCAACTTAACTAGGAGTCACCAACATGCACACTGCCGCTTTGTTTTATTCGCTTGAAAAGTTTTTCAAGCATCCTGCTAACAATGGACATGACGCCGACAGTGAAGCGATGCTGCTTTACTGCGGTATGTTGCTTTGGGTTGTCGATGATCTTTTTGCTGAACTTAACACTAGGAGTCAATACGATGGCTGATCTATACGCTGATGGTGCGCGCGGTGTTTATATCCCGCAGCATTTTGCTGAATCATGCAAACGCGAATACGTCAAAAACGTATCAGACGAAGATTGGAAAATCTTAGAAGCTGGCCCGACAGTCGAAAACGAATCCTACTGGGACGCATGGTCTGATGTAGTATCAAACGCAAAGATTGAAACGCCAGACGGTAAAACTGGTTTCTTATGGCAGGACGGCGACTTGTGGGTTGTGTGGGGAGAAGATGATCCAGATCACGATGCATTACTTGATTTAACTTATGAGGACATCATCGAACGTGATGGTGCGCTTAACTTCAAATCAGAGGAGTCACTGTAATGAATCTTGATCGCTTGCACGTTATCAAAAACGCAATTCGCAGCAAATACGCATGGCCGGGAGGTTATCCAATCTTTTTGCAGACGCATGACGGCGAAGCGCTTTCAATCGACGCTGCAAAAGAAAACTGGAAAAACATTTGTCGCGCAATCATGCAAAATGATTTGCGTAGCGAATGGTATGTAACTGACGCGCTAATCAATTATGAGGACGCAAACTTGTATTGCTGCCACACAAGCACTCGAATCGAGTCAGCATATGCAGAAGATGACGAAGCCAGTGTCGATTGAATTAGAGTTAAAGCGCTTGCAGCGTGAATTGAATGAAGCGCTATGGAACAACGACGCAAACGCAACAAACATTGAAGCCGCCATCGAGCGGCTTCTTTTCTTACAGTCAATGCACGAAACATGGGACATGCCATTTTAACATTGGAGAACAATCATGCAAACTAAAATCAACCGCGACCTGCGTGGCGCATGGCAAGCTAACTCCCGCATCATGCTGGATGACAAAACAGTATTGTGCATTTCAACGCACAAAACATTTAGCGGCGCGCTTGTTACAAGCGCCGCCGTTAATCATCTGACTGACGATGGCTTTGAGTCGCATACAATGTTTGGCGACTTTCACAAAATCATAATCGCTAACAAAGTGCGCGTGACTGAAAGCGCTGTCAAAGCGCAACACGATGCAGCGCTCTTGGTTCTTGATTCAATCAAGGATGAGATCGCAACATTCTATGCAAACAAAGAAGCCGCTTAATCACACACATCAACGCAACTTAACATCAATGGAGTCTATCATGTTTAACTACAGCTATGCAGACACACACTCCCGCGCTTTGACAGACGATGAAATTTATAAATATGCGCCGTCTGTGTTTGCTGTTACCGCGCACGAGTCGCGCTCTGAAAGGTTCAAACCTATCCCCACAATCAAAGTGGTTGACGCTTTGCGCCGCGAAGGTTTTGAGGTGGTAAGCGCGCAACAGTCAAATGCGCGTGAAGATAAAAGAAACTTCACGAAGCATATGTTGCGCTTGCGCCATGTAAATGATCTGGCGAACGTAACAAACAAAGATAAAATGTCAGACAGTCACGCAGAAGTGATTTTGAAAAACGCGCAGGACGGAACATCCGCCTATCAACTAATGGCAGGAATCTATCGCCTTGTATGCAGCAACGGCATGGTTGGTTTTTCAAACACGTTTAACGATGTGAAGGTGCGACACAGTGGAAGTGAAGAAACAATATCGCGCAATGTCGTTGAAGGAACATTCACTGTAATCGAACAGGCTGACTTGCTTTTAGAAAAGCGCGAGAAATGGTCTAACATTAAAATGTCGCCAGACGCGCAACTTGCTTATGCAGAAGCGGCGCACATGTTAAAGTTTGGAGACAAAGACGGAAATATTGATACGCCAATATCTCCGCGCCAGCTTCTCACTGTCCGCCGTTCTGGTGACTCTGGTGACAGTTTATGGCTTGTGCATAATCGTGTGCAGGAAGCATGTCTCAAGGGTGGTATGCGCGCTTACAACACACAGACGCAACGTAGGACAACAGTGCGCCCTGTTAAAAGCATTGATGTTGACATCAAGCTAAACAAGGCGCTCTGGCGTTTGTCATCCTACTTTGAAGAACGCGCTGCCTAAGCCGTTCTTGAAAACTTGCCATGAAGAGTCCGCGCCGCTTTACAATATGCGGCGTGGGCTTCTTTAGCAGTCTTGAAATAACCAAGATGATGCTTTTTATATTTCACTGTAATTTGCGCCACATACTTTCCTAGTCTTTTATAATATCTAACGCCTTTATATCCTGATTTGTTTTTGGCTCTCTTTTTGCTGTTATGTGCGTTTTGTGATCGCGTTGCTTCTCTTAAGTTTGATATTTTGTTTATGTGTCTCTTGTTGTTTATGTGGTCGATTTGCTTTGTGGGGAATTTTTTATAACAATAAAACCATGCAAGCACATGTGCATAATAAAGGACGCCATCAACTCTAATTCTTATGTATCCGTCTTCCTGTAAGCTTCCTGCTTTATCGCCTATGTTTACTCTGCCTCGTCTTGTATCAAGCCACTTAAAAACTCCAGTGCTTGAGTTATAATCCAATATTGAAACAAGACGCTTATGTGTTAGTTTCTCTTTAGCCATTTAACCTACTCCAATAGGTATTGGTTAGAAGCCTGTGGCGTATTGCAAGCGCGTCACAGGCTTTGTCGCTTATATCACAAAAACACACAAACTAAAACACAATATGCCCTGCATCATCACTGGTGCAGGGTTTTTATTCGAAAGGAAACAACATGAACACGTTCCAAAAACTCTGCGTCCAGTTTGTCGAGCGCGCTGATTACATGGGCTTGAAAGGCAAAGCGCGTGAAACAGAATGTCTTGCGTTCTTTGTTGGCGCATCGTCTGCGCTGCAAACAATAGATCATCCTGACAAGGGTCACGTTCTTGGCTGCACAGCAATGATTATTGCTTCGCGTGGATATGGCGAAGTGAAACGCATTGCAGACGAAGCAATGAGCGAACAAGCAAACGCTGCTTAAGGAGATTCAAAATGACCCGCATCACAGACGGTGATTATGTTTTAACAGACGGCGCTGCATGGTTTAGTTGCGATGGTTTCGCAATACGCATTTATACAACGCACAGAGGCGTTGTCGTAAACATCTATGAGGATGGCAAAGAGATGGAATCGCCTATCGCAACGACAAGCGCAGTATTGGAGGGCAAACAATGACACCGTACGAATACATGACAAAGCTTGATAAGGAATCACAACCTTATCTTGTGGGCTTTGTTTCGGAAATAAACAAATCAATGCGGGACAATCGCAAAACATATTCGGTATTAGATACAAGCCCTGACTGGCTGCACGTTGTTGATGATGATGGAGAAGAATTGTTCGTTAACATGAACAACCTTTTATCCATACAAGTTATAGTTTGCTAAACTCTCACAGGGAAACGAAACAATGGCACACTTTGAATATGAACTGGATGAATTCCAACCGTGGCCCGGTATGTCGGTTTATGTGTATGGAGTCGCCGTCATAACTTATCAATGGGAAGGGCGCGACCGTGACACAGGTGAATGTGCAGGGCCGTATGACATAGAGGTGGAAGCGATAGAGATTTACGGCGACTCTGTGAAAGATAAAAACCATGCGCTTAATCGCACACATCCTTTGTATGAAGCGATAGAACATCAACTAGGTCAGTCGCGTCATGTAGTAAGCGCTTGCATTGAAGATTGGGAATCGTAACAGGGGAAACAAACATGCCACGCTTTATAAAAGCAATCGACGTTTGGCAGTATGGTGAAGCAATACGCGCCGGACAAATCAAACTGCAATGCGGTCAGTGGGTGCGCCTTGGCCCTAATGGTCGCTTGTCGCGTTATCATCATAACAACACAAGCAACATCACCGCGTTTCATTATCCAGACGCGACACGCAAGTTTCGTGAATATGTGAAATCAATGAAGGAGAACGCAAAATGACCGACAAAAAATATACAGGCTTTGTCCATGCTGGCGGCACTTGCTCATGGCACAGTGGCGCAACGCAATTAGAAGCCGCGACGAAAGCTGTCGCTCAATTCAAACGCGACTTCAAACACATTTTCAAAATCAAGAAAGGAACAGAATATAAAGTGTCTGTGTTCGATACGACTGACATCCAAGACTGGGTGCTGGACGATCATGGTTTTCTGTATGACATGCAGAACAAACACGAAGGCAAAGTTATAAAAGATTTTGAGATAGTCAAAATATACTCATGACAGGAGAAAACAAATGATCGTCTATGTCGCAACGCATTGGATTAAAACACACCCGGAAACATACGATCTAACTGTCCGTGTTTATAGATCAAGCGCACAAGCAAACGCATGGCGCATACAAATCGCAAATGAGTGGTGGTTCCAATTGTTTGGTCACACCGACAAGCAAAAGCCAGACGATCCCGAAAGGATTGCCCAACAATATTGGGATGAGGTCAGTGGCGTCATGTGGTTTACCATCGCAGAACATAAAGTAATCGAAGAATCCAGACGCGACACGCAAGTTTCGTGAATATGTGAAATCAATGAAGGGGAACACAAAATGAAAATCTTTGTTGCAACATACAATCACAAATACGGCACAGACGTTCGCGCCTTTCGCACAAGTGAAGGCGCAGACAAATGGCGCATTGAAATCGCAAACGAAGAATGGCGGCATGTTTTTAGAAACAAGCAAAAGCCAGATGATAAAGAACGCATGTCGCAAGTGTATTGGGACTATATGAGCGACTATGGCGACGAATATCTAACCATCTATCAATGCGAAATCGAGGACTAAGGAACAACAAAACATGCTTATCATTTTCACGCTATACGCTCTCTATGTCATCTCTCACTTTCGCACCTACTAACACAATGGAGAACTAATCATGCTTATCGCTCTTTCGCTCGTGGTGTTCGCGTTGCTTTTCGTGCCGTCAACTATCGCGCTCGTCGCTGCAGAATATTTTGGTCGTGATTACGACCATTACAAAAGAGACAACCTTTATATGGGAGTGCTGCAAGGTTGCTACTTGATGATACTGTTGGCGATCCTGACTTATTTTCTAGGAGTCATGGTTCCGCTATTCGCGGCGTATGTTCTTGCATCTTTCAGAGGCTACTAACAAAACGGGGAAACAACATGACTATATGGAAATCCATAGAGCAATTAACATGGACAAACAAAGACATTTGGGAGTCAGAACAACAGGGTTGGTTGCTTACTTATTGTGTCTCATCTGATTACGAGGGTTTTCAGATAGAGTGCTTTGACGAAGCCGGTATCTTTAACGGCGACTTTGAAGCAACATGCTTTGTTTGTGACAGGGCAATCATAAAAGATGATCCTCTCGCAAAGAAGGCTCTCGCGTTTATCAAAGACAACAATGGCCGCATTTACAAATAGGGGAAACAACATGCCTAAGTATAACGTCTCCTTACATACGCAACAGTCTTACGATTACACTGTCGAAGCCGACAGCCGCGAAGAAGCAATAGAGAGAGCAAAAGACATACACGCTTGCCAAGCAGCAGCAGAGATGATGGAGCATCTATACGATTTTGACTGGCTTGAATGTGAAGCATACAAAGACAAGCCGGATGATGTGCCAGAATATAAATCCAATCCATTGTTTGGGAGGAAGTGAAAATGGATAAGGAACATATGAGCAAGTTTGAGCAAATCAAACAAATGGAACGCGACATCATCAGAACGATCATCGAGGACGCTTTCGAAAGCGGTTGTTCGATCGTCATTGATAATGGCGAGGACAAATCAGAACGCTTTACTATGAACTTGCTTCATAACACGAAGGCAGAATGTGTTGACGAAGTAATGAACGAGATAAACCAAACAGACGAAGAATATCTGATCTTTTATTATGGTGGGTCAAAGATAGGTTGGGTTCAACTTGTTTATGGCAATACAGGGTTTGATGTTGTTTGCGATCATACGCAATCAACTGAAATGGAACGCTTGCTATCACGCGCGATGGCGCTTGCTTATAAGTTTGCAGAGGAGTTTTATAAATGAAAATCGTCACAGACTATTGGCAAAAGCCAATGCCTATTCGTGACCATGACTGGTCTGCGATAGACGATGAAACATACTCAGGTGAGGAAACGGATTGCATTGGATACGGGAAAAGCGAGATAGAAGCGATACGCGACTTACTAGATCAAATAGAAGCACGACAATGAATCAATAGCCCCACAATGCGCTTGCTTATTGCTTGCGTGTTGTGGGGCTTTTTTGCGTTTAATGGCCTGTTATGTGCGTTTCACTTGCCGCGCTATTTCAACATGCGACTAGCGCGCTAATAGCGCGTCACTGGCAGCATGTTTTATCGTCCATTGCTACCCTATGCGCCGATCCCTTGCCGCGCCCTCCTGCCCCGTTCTAAGCGCCAGAGGCGCATAATTCCCCATATCCCCGGCCATATCAGCCCCGGCCAAGCGCCAGCCGCCAGCGTTAGCGGGCGTTAGAGGTAGGGCAAAGACCCCAAAGCCCCAAAGACGCGCCCATGGGCGTTTTTGTCGATCCTAGAGCCTATGCCGTTTACATTCAATTGAGGCTTTAGGCCGGCTGGGGGCCTGTTTTGTAGCAAAAATGCACCCAGCCTGTTGCGCGTTTTGCTACGAGTCGCGCTGCATGTTTTTGCACGTTTGCGCGCTGCATGTTGTCGCGTTAGCGCGATTTAATCAGCCAGAGGGTTGTCAATGTTCAACTCTGGAAACGACTCTTTGAACTTAAACAATTCTTCGCGGTATGCCTGCCTCACATCATATTCAACTCTTGCACATTCTTGCGCTTTCTTGCGTAAATCCTTCACCGCCATTTGCGCTAACTGTTGCGCCTTACATGCAGCAGTGGACGCTTCACTTGCTTCAATATAACGCTTCGCCGCTTCCTCTAACTTGTCACGCATTTGCCCTTCATACTCAGCAATAGCCTGATCAACTAACTCTTGCGTCGGCTTCCAACATATAATGCGATTACCAACGCGCGCCGGTATGTCATCCTTGCCATACCAATTACCAAACTCATCCTTAATCATCCCTATGTCTTGCGGCGTTATCATGCTCTGCCCTTTCATGTTAGTGAACCAAGCACACATAGATAATACGCCAGCACCATACAATACGTTTTTAAAATAAATTTTATTGCATGTTTTTAGTTGAAAATAGTTTGTGCGATTTTGAGGCCAAATCTTACATTCTTGCAGTCTTGTCGTTGAACCTTGGTTCATGGTTCATGCTTAGTTGAATAATAGTTTGTGCGATTTTGTGGGTGATTATTGATTGTTGTAGTTTGGCGCTTGGCCCTTGGTTCATGGGTCAAAACGAAGAAAAACGCGCTTTATGTTTCAAGAACAAGCGCAAGCATTATGAACTTAACGCGGTGCGTGAACTGCAAGAATCAATATTTTTTAACGATTTCACATATCTCTGGAGAATGAAAAAATAAGTAAGTAAAATGATAAAAGGAAAATAAGGAAGTATAATAATGAAAAAGGGAGGTTATGGGATTCTTGCTAAAAATCTTGATTCTTGCACAAGCAACGCTTTTTCGTGCGTTCTGCAACAATCGCACTAATTCAATTATTTTTACTGCTATCTTACCTCTGTAGATTTTTGTTGTAAGTAAGTAATAAAATAAAAGAAGGGAGAAGAAGTATAAAATATTGAAAATAAGAGTAATAAGCGCGCAGTAATAAATCGTGAATTAGTGCAATTCTTGCACAAGCGCTAAAATCACCGCTAACGCTAACCTTGTTTGCTTGTTTGTGTTATATGCTGGCGCATGTGTTGGAGTGTTTGCTTATGACCAGTGTTTGCGAGAATGATTTGAGAGCGTGGCTCAAATGCGTTTGGAAGCGCGGTGAGAGCGATTTAGGTATTCAATGGGTGGAACCTGCCAAAGGATCGTCTGTCGGCTTCCCTGACGCTCTATTGCCAATCTGGCCGACGCTTGTGCCTGTAGAGCTTAAGGTTGCAAAGCAAAACTGTTTCGATGCGTTCTCATGCGAGGTTCGTCCTGTTCAACGGCGCTTTCACTTGCTTATGGAAAAGCAAGATTTGTTCTCATGCTTTCTCATTGCAGAAGGAAGCAAAAACAATTTCAGCGTTTGGCTCTCGCATAACTCTCATTATCCTTGGGAAAACAAAGCGAACGCAGGCGAGACATTGATTGCGACTAATCAGAAAACAAACACTAGCTTTGCGCGTGTTGTGCTTATCCATGAAATCTTGCGCTTGATGAACAAACACAATCAAGTTTTGCTACAAATACCGGGACAAAGTGCAGAATAGTTTATGCGATTTGATCGTCAATTCTTACATTCTTACACAAATACATGCGAAAACAGGCGCGCCCCCTTCACAAAGAAAGCAAGATTCAATTATTTTTAGTTGAATCACGAAACATAAAAGATTAGTTGGAAATCAATTTGTGTGATAAAACAATTCAAGGATCAAAAAACAATGAGCGAAGCGCCGATGACTGATGAACCAAAACGCAAGCGCGGCAATCCAAACTTTGTTGTCGGTGGGCCGGGCGGCCCTGGACGCAAACCAAAAGTTTGGACTGCAAAAGAATTGATGGACAAAAAGATTCGGCAAGACTTGAAAGAAGCGGCGAAAGAACACACAGCGGAAGCTTTCAATTTTATGCTTGAAGTGTTGCGCGATACAGACGCGAACACGAAAGATCGCATGAGCGCTGCAAACTTTATAGTAGAACGTGGATGGGGAAAAGCCGTCACCCACACGGAAACAAAGATCGACATATATCAGAACATGAGCGACTCGGAGCTTATTCGTCTGATAACTGGAAAAGAGATTGACGCAGAGTTGATTGAACAGGCGAGAGCGCCGTTAGTCATTGACCATGAGCCAAGCGACACGGACGAAGAAGAATCATATGAAGAAGAATAAAATGCGATGCGGCGTCTATCGCATTGTGAACCGTGACAGCGGAAAGTTTTATATTGGCTCAAGTGTTAGTCTTGATAGGCGACGCAATGATCACTTTAGCGCATTGAAGCGTGACAAACATCACAGCGTATATTTGCAACGCGCATACAACAAAGAACCAAGCGCGTTTGTGTTTGAGACTTTGCTTGTGTGCGATAGATCAATGACGTTGTTCTATGAGCAGCTGCTAATTGATTCGATGAAACCTGAATACAACACAAGCGAAACTGCAGGCGCTACATGGCGCGGCGTGACAGGTGCCGATAATCCAACATCAAAACCTATCATTGAATTAAATACAAAGCGCGTGTTTGTTTGTGCTGCCGATGCAGCTAAAAAACTAAATCTAAAACCGCCAACGATAAGTGAAGTGTGCAGGCGCAAACGATCCCACACTCATGGTTATCAGTTTGCTTTTCTTTCGGAGTATGAAGGCGAAGGATTCGCCTGCCCTGAGATTAAGAACAACAAAGGCGCGAACAATGGAAACGCGCGCAAGGTTCGTGAGGTAACAACAAACAAAACATTCGACACGGCAACAGAAGCAGCAGCACACTTTGGTATATCAAAGATGACTGTATCGAGACTGTGTAGGAATCACAAACAAAGTAAAGATGGATATAAGTTTGATTACGTTTAACGTAATATGTTTTATGCTTTACATATTACGTCAAGCGTAAAGCGTAATACATTCAACGTCTTACGCGCAGCGTAAACCTTGGATCGTGGTAAAAGACCCCGGGGGAGGCCGATAGTGATTCGACCCCGGTCTGCTAGTTGCAGGTGCTTTTGGCAATTACAAAAACGAACCCAAATATTGGCTAATAGGCCAAAGGGGGTGGGGGAGGGTAAAATCGCCTTGAGGGGGTAACTTGTGTTAAGGTTCCATATTTTCCGGGGTAGCCCAAAATTCCAATGAATGTAAACTGTAATGACTAACCACTTTGATTATCTGGATATGGACATGGACCCGGCGCAGTTCGTCGGTCAGCCAAGGCACGTCCTTGTCGAGCGCCTTCGTGCAAAGCAAGTTTATGAAAGGCGGAAGTCTAAACAACTCTGCGAAGAATCCCTGTCTGAGTTTATTAAACAGGCGTGGCATATTGTTGAGCCCGCGAATCCATACGTCGGAAACTGGCATATTGATTTTATTGCTCGTCATCTTGAAGCCATAACCTATGGCGAGATTACGCGATTATTAATTAACGTCCCTCCGGGCGCGATGAAGAGTTTATTAACAAATGTATTCTGGCCGGCGTGGGAATGGACGCAAAATCCAAGCTTGCGTTATATATGCACTGCACATTCTCAAAATCTCGCTATTCGTGATTCGATTAAAATGAGAAGATTGATAACTTCAGATTGGTATAGGGAAAGATGGGGAGATGTTGTAAAGTTAACTGCCGATCAAAGCGCAAAGACAAAGTTTGAAAACACGGCAACCGGCTTTCGTGAGGCCGTTGCTTTTGAAAGCATGACCGGTGTCCGTGGCGACCGGGTTACAATCGACGACCCTCACTCCGTGGATAGTGCGCTTTCTGATGTGCAGAGGGAATCAACGATCAATACATTCCTTGAGGCGGTTCCTACTCGACTGACTAACCCAAAAGAATCTGCGATTGTCGTTATTATGCAGAGGCTGCATACCGATGATGTGAGTGGCGTTATCCTAGAAAAGAATCTGGGGTACGAACATATTATGCTTCCGATGAGGTTCGACCCCAGCAGGCGTTGTGTAACAAGTCTTGGGTTTGAAGACTTAAGACAAGAAGAAGGCGAGTTACTTTTTCCTGCGCGATTCCCGGCTGAAGTTGTTACTCGCGATGAAGAAATTATGGGTCCTTGGGCTTGCAATACAGGAGAAGCCCCTGTTTTAATGGCCGATTTATCTTTAAAAAGAATAGATGAAATTGTTAAAGGCGACAAAATAATCGGTTGGTCAAGAAAAAATAATAGCCGATCAAAAGCTCAGTATACAATTGTTAAAGAAGTTTACAAATATCGCGCACCTGTTGTTAAAATGACTTTGGATAGTGGAGAAATAATTCGTTGCACTCCTGATCACAAATGGTGGCGCGCAAGGTGGGAAGAAGGGCGTAACGAATATGCCCCGGCAAAAATTGGAACGTCTCTGGCTCGTGTATGCCCTTCAACGCTTCCACAGTTGTCTGTTGAAGATGAACGTCTTGCTGGATGGTTAGCTGGTTTTTTTGACGGAGAAGGATCGGTAAGTGTTTGTAAAAAAGACGGCAAAGGAAATTATAACCCCAGCCGTCAAATACATTTTTATCAAGGAGCGGGGCGCAATTTACCATTATGCGAAAAGCTAGAGCATGCTTTAGATCGCTTTGGATTTGATTATAATTATATTGAAGATATTAGAAAACCAAACAAAAATGCTCCATGCTATGGCTATCGGGCGTATACGCTTTTATCCAATCAGCATTCGTTAGGTCTTGCACAAAAATTTTTGCATATTGTTAAACCCATAAAATGGCGCGACCGCATAGAGGCTATGGCTGAGGGGTCAAAATTTGTTAAACAATGGGAAAAAGTTATTTCAATTGAGCCGGATGGGGAAGATGATGTTTATGCATTGACCACAGAAACAGGGAATTACGTAGTTTGGGGGTTAGCATCTTCAAATTCTGCCGGTCAGTTCCAACAGACGCCTAGTCCGCGCGGGGGCGGAATTGTTAAACGTGAGTGGTGGGCTCTTTGGGATGATGAGATGGCTCAGGCCAATGGTTTGGCTGGCGCTCACAAGTATCCTCCGATGGATTATGTGATTGCTTCGCTTGATCCGGCTTATACGGAGAAGAAGGAGAACGATCCTTCGGCTCTGACTGTTTGGGGTATTTGGCAGCGTGGCGGACAGAGCGCGCGGCGTATTCTTTCTAGGGACGGCGAGATTGCTGACCTGATTGATGACCGTGATACGATCCCTTCGCTTATGATGATGTATTCGTGGGAGCGAAGACTCCATATTCACGGCACTGACGTTGAAAGAATGGCTGGTGAATCCGACTTCATGTTCAATAATCGCAAGAAGGAAGCGATGGGTCTTGTCGAGCACGTCATAGAAACTTGCAATAAATATAATGTCGATATGCTATTAATCGAAGCTAAAGGTCCGGGGCTTTCTGTTGCACAAGAAATTAAACGTTTAAACCGCACAAATGCGTGGGGGGTTGAACTTGTTAATCCGGGTAACTTAGATAAAGTCGCTCGCGCTTACGCCGTCCAACCAATCTTCGCCAACGGCGCGGTCTTTGCTCCGGATAAAGACTGGGCGGATAAAGTAATTAGTCAGTGGGAAACATTCCCTAAATGTAAACACGATGATTTGGTCGATAGCACCACGCAGGCTCTTAAATATTTACGCGAGCGCAATATGATTCGACGCCCTGAAGAGTTGATTGTTGAAATCCGCAATGAGGGCGCGTATAGGTCGCAGACCAAACCGGTTTATGATGTTTAAGGGTGACACATGAACGACGATACGACAATTGTTCTGGAGCTGACGCCGCGCGAGGCTGCTGTGTTGTTGGAGCTGACATCTGTTGTCAGCTGGTC